AAGCCCACTGCACCAAACACAGCGGCATTTGTCTGTGATTTGTTAATGGTGTTTTGTGCTCCTACAATGATGTTGTTCTCTTGCGCAACACTTTCCATGAAGGCAAGATTACCACCAAGTTGAGACGATACACTGGAAACACCGCCAGCTAACCCTGTACCACCCATACCGCCAGTTTGTGCGGCAGCATTCACCATTGAACCTTGGGCAAGACGAGCTTGACGTACAGCCTGCCGTGTCTTGTACACGTTTTCAATGTCTGCACGACGTTGTTCAGCAGCACTTTGTGCCTTACTGGCTTTACGTGCTCTGCGAGATTGGTCAATTGAGCCTACAGTGGACACCACAGCAGTGCCTACGAGGAGAGGTAGTGCAAGAGCGCCCATTATGTATTCCTACTCATAAGTATGTAGTCGCCAACAATTTGTACCAAAGTAAAGCCAAACATTAAAGAAAACTTAAACAACTTCTCATTATTATCTGGAATAAGTATATAGATGTTACTATAGCCTTTTTCTTTTAAGTAGTAAGCTATATACTGTAATACTACATATAGTTTCTTGTACGACTTAACGCCCCATGTAGCGGGATCAACAGTGCAGTGAAGGAACGCCTCTTTTCCAACCCACTCTACACTCACCTTACCTTCAGGCCCATCATACAGTTGTGTTGTTGACGAATCCAATAGACCACCCCATTAAGTGCATTTGTTTACCTTCACCAGCAGCAAACTTAATCTGTAAGGCTTTACCTCTACCTCTTACTTTGTTCTTAGTAATGACTAGTGGATAGCCGTCGTCATAAGAGGTGGGAAAGTTTACAAAGAAAGGACGACGTGGCCTGTACACCTCTACATCATCTGACCACTTACCGGGATGAGTGTTGTCTGTAAAGTCCCAGCGAGTTTGCATTAGGATGGAGGAAGGGTTGGTAGGTTGTTCTTGTTCGTCAAACCCGTCTTCAGTGCGTTTAGCAAACACACTTACATATTGTGCTGTTTTACTTCTGGCCGGACCAACTCCACCAACATTATAGCCAGTGACTACATAGCTGTCAACGTCTACACCAACAAATGTTTTATCCCAGTCATTGGTGGACGTGCGAATGAAGTCACTCCACACTGATGCAAAATTGACGCCAACTGGCGCATAGGTGAGACATTTAAGCTGCTTTACAGCACCTTGAAGGACGTTGATGTCGGCTATTACTTGGTTTGCACCAACTACAACTTCGGCAGCGCCTACCACTACATCAAACTCAATGTCACTTTCCACTGTTTCTTTTGTAACGGCGATGGCTGTTACAACAGGACCAGCAGTGTTGTCAATGGACAGTGTATAGAACGCACTAAGTTGTGTGTTGTAACACAGAAACTTATTCTTTTTGTAAGCACCACTACTAGTATCCTCAATAGTGTTGCCGTTGTATGCCCAATAAACAACCTTCTCACTATTGTTATACTTACCATCTACATACAGCTTGTTAATTGCAGGGATGGATTGGTAGAAGGTTTTAATCTTCTGTTCGCTAATGTCGGCAACTCGCGCTCTACCTTCACTATCAATGGTGAGTTGGTAGATGCCGCTATTGCCCCAATAGTAGGCACTGTCTTCAGAAACTACAATGGACTTTTGAAACAAACACCCAATGTTGGTGGCTTTTTCTACAGAGTAAGCTGAAGCACTAAATCCACCGCCACTACCTCCAATTTGCCAAACACCATTGCTGGCAAATACTAGTAATACAGGACCAAGTGCAGTAAGGCCAACAATTTCACCAGCTTCTGGAATTTGAATTACACCACCGTCACTATCTAGCAAATCACTAAATGCTTCTGATGTTGGGTCGTTTTGTTGATAGCATCGAGTAGCATTTGAAATGTCAGTTAGCACTTGGCTAAACATCACCCACCCAAGTTTACTACCACTAGGTACACCGCTATACCACGCTCGTCCAGCATAGAAAGCACACACCTTTGGCCTAAAGCTGTCATATTGAATGTCTAAGCTACTCATGGGATTTGTGTGCCTGGGCCATAAGGTGGAATTGGAGTAAAGTCGTTATCATTGGGACCGTCAGGAACAGTTGGTGTAGGAGGAGAAGGACCGTAGTTTCCAGGGGGCGTTACACCAATTGCAGATGCCCTATCTTGATAGAACGCGTTAAGTACAAACCGACCACGAGGTGCCAGTGATGTTCCAAAGTCATTTTTGTTTAGAAGAGCCGGATCAAAGTTGTCGTCTGTGTTCTTACCATACCACCATTGCTTTGTATTTGCAGGAAGTAGGTTGTTATTAGCGGCAGAAAACGCTGTAAGTTTATCCAGTGTCCAACCTTGGTTGTAAAGGTTGTAACGTGCTTCTGTTCCAAACGCATAGGTGGATTGCCAGACATCTTCTGTAAACTCAGCCCATTCTGGAGCAGGGCTGCGAATACCGTCAAAGTCTCTAATCTTCAATTCTAGTGCTTGGTGTGTAATGGAATCTGTAGTGGCGTTATACGTTACTAGAATGGGATTGGTGTCAATGGACGTAATGATGAGACGGCCATAACAACTAGCAGCCGTAATGACGTTAGTGCCAATTACACTGGTGTTACCAAAACACTTGTAGTCGTTTAGGTTAATGGAAGCAGATAGTTTACCTGCGCCTACAGTGCCGCTAAACGCCTTGTAAAATTCAATGGTGGCACCTTGCTGCACAACAAAGAAGTCTAGGTTACCATTACCGCCAACACTAGACCACGTTTCAACACAAAAGGCAAAATTGTTGATGTCACTGGTGGAAATAGAAACGGGGTTAATCTGATAGTTTTCTTCGTAGTCTATTCCCGAACGGCGAATGATGGAGCCGTCTGTACGAGGGACAACATTATCTCCTTCCTTCCAACTATTCTTAGGAGTTAGAAAGAATAAACCCTCCGTGTACAAACCGCCAACGAAGGTGAAGGAGTCATCTACAGAGGGTGAAGCTGCCATTAGAGTGCCACTGGAATGTTACGACGAGTGCAAATGTCTAGGATTTTCTGCTTGTGGGTGAACATGCCTTTTAGTTCGTCAGGCACAGGGCCCCTAGTGTAGCGACAGAAGTAGAGGCCCGTAGGCTCCTTCTCAATGGAGAGAGTGTTTACGTCGTTACTCTCCTTACGCTCTTCCTTACGCTCACGGGCAGCAGCTTGTCGCTCTGCCTTACGTTCCATGATGTCTTCCAAAGTTTTCACTTGTATCCTTTCTTTTTCAACAGCTTGTCGCGTTGCTCAAGATTTTTCTTACGGGGGTCTTCTTTACCAGCATTACCAAACTTTTGTTGTGACATGCCTACAGCGTTTGGAGTTTTCTTTTCTGCGCGCACGTCAGTAAGACCAGCCTTCTCTTCACGCTTCTTATTAGTAGATCGAAAAATGTCAGCCATATTACCGTCCGTAGTTTACTTTGCGATTGTACTTAATCTCACCCTCTTCATTCCTCCAACTCTCATTCCTCATTGTCACCTTACCTTTTTGTGCCTTGCGCTCTTCTCGCGCATTAGCTTGTTGCTTTAGGTTGACAAAGGATTGGGCTTTAGCTTCAGCCAGTAGAGTTGGAAAAAACTTATCCGGTAGGTTGGGAATGAATGTGTCTACGTGTTGCCAAGAGGGGGCTACAGTACCATATACCTTGGTCTTGCTAGACATCAGCGTAGTGTCTATAGCGGAGTTTCTGCCGTCAAACACCACGTATTTGTCGTCATATGTGGTCCAATAGAGAGGATCACGATTGAGGACATAGCCATTCGCATCTACTACATTGTCTGCTGGAACACGTTGGTCGATGAGTGATAGGAACGCTTCAGGCTCCATGTAGTCCACTGGATTCTTGTTGTACTTAATCCAGAACACTTTATTGGCAGTGTCTGGAAGTTTCATCTTGGTTGGGTTAGCTACATCTGCCAAACCCTCAAGGGTATAGAGTTGACGTAGAAACGGCCAGTCACGCTGGGCCATTAGGTCAAAGTAACTCTCCTTAATGAGTTCTGCTACTTGAATGGACTCCACTGTTTCATCAATGGAACTCACCTCATCGCTGTCCATTGCGGACAGGATGTTTTGCGTCATGTCTAGAAGGGAAAGTTTCATGCTGCCACTACGAAAGTGTAGGTTCCCGCAGGAGGTGTTGCACTAGAGTTGTGGACGTTTGCCCACGTAACTGTAACTTCATTAGCACCAGTGATGCGAGCACTGCCAATAACAGTGTCTCCAGTGTTACTGGGAGGAATGACGTTTAGTAGAGTTTGTGAAGTAGTGATGCCAGTTACAGTGTAAACTTGCGCTACACTGTCGTTGGCCGTTACAGCAGTGGGGGTGAGACTAGCCGTAATCTTACTAATAAGGGAAAGCCAAGTACCACTTCCACTACCGCTGGCAACATATACTTGACCCGCAGTAGCTGTGGAAACGCCTTTAGGCTCGTGGCGCTCTCCGTCAGGAATATCTTTATGATTGATAGTTGCCATAGGTAGTAGGGGTAAAAGGGGCAGACATTGCTGCCTGCCCCAAACTCACTTAAACAGCGCGATAACCAATAACCAGCTTAACACGACCAGCAGCAGTCACCGTGGGCGAGGTGCCACCAAGGGTTACTTGGAGGTTACCAGCCGTGGTGGCCGTTAGCGGAGTAGCCGTAACGCTGAGGGTGTAAGTACCCAGTGCTTCAGCACTAGCTTCTGCCAGCGAACCAAAAATGGCAGCAGCAGCAGACGCAATGGCAGGAGCAGCAGGAACACCGGCACTAGACGTAGTAGAGCCAATTTGAATGGTCGGAGTTGTACCGCCAAGAACAAACACCTCACTCACTTCTGCGTGAGCATAGAGAGGAACTGCACCAACAGGAAGAAGGTGCGTCTCTTGGAATTGATAGACGCCCGCAGTGAACTTTTCACCGTCTAGAACGAGGACTAGCTCACGTTCATGGCCGGGTTGATCCACCACACCAACAGAGTCAAAGTCGGCATCATTCCGACCAAAACCCACCTTAAGACCATCAGGATTGGTCCAAACACTTGCACGAGTCATTCTATTCTCCTATTAGATGGTGCTGCGGCTGATGATGCCAACGATGCACTCAGGACGATAGAGCTTGAGGCCGAAGCGAGCGTTCATGACATACTCGTCACGACGCAAGTCTTTGTTACGCTCATACTCTACGCGAGGCATTTGACGATAGGCGCCAACGAAAGGCGTCTCATCACCACCGACAGACATAAAGATGTTTACCACAGGCGAAGCCGGGACGTTAATTGAGTTAATGGCCGATTCAGTCGTGGTAGGCAGATAGTTGCTGCAATAGATGTCAAAGCCAAAGATGGAACGGCTAAAGCGCATACCAGTCGTTGAGTTGACAAAGCCACCATTCACCATGCCGCCAAACTGAGGGTTGTTGACGAACGCTTGCGCGCCAACCAACTTGTTCAGTTCAAACTCTTGGCTAGGATCGATGATTGCAATTCGAGCACCCGTGGCATTAGCCTTGTCAAGCGCATACTTGGCTTGAGCAAAGTTGTCGAGGTTCAGCGTGGTGTTGCTGTTGCCCGAAGCCACGAAGCGGTGGGGCGCACCGTTAATGGAGTTGAGGTTGCTCAGAGTTTGTTGGTTCACCAGAGTGAGAACACTTGATTCCATGTTCTCTTCCAGGGCCCGACGCATCTTTTGCGGGAACATTGCGATGAGTTGATTCGCGTAGAAACTATCTTGCTTGGCACGATCAGTGATGAACGTAGCAGCTTCAACATAACGGTCAATCTGGAAAGTGAACTCACCAGTGTCCATCGTATCGTAGACAACCGGATCGTTTTCACTCGTTTCGCGCATAGGCAGTTCGCCGATGGACGGAATAGTGAATTGGTTGCCGTCAGGGAAACCGTTAAGCATCCGCAGATACTTAGTGCCCATGAGTTGGTCAAGCAGAACGTCCTTGAGTTGGGCGCTCCACAGTTCGGTACGAACCAGATGTTCGTTAACCTTTGCGTAGTTAAAACCAGACATTATTTAGCCTCCAAAATAGAGAGTAGGATTTTCAATAGCCATACGTTGCAGTTTGGTTTGAAACTCCAGCGACCAATATTCATCAGGCTTGTCTCGACGCAGCTTATTGGCCCACTCCTTCGTACCCGGAAGGTTATCCCGATTACTAGTAGGAACCACTGTGGTGGTGTTGACAGAACCTGTGGCGACAGTGCCGCCGTTTGGTTGTTCGCCAGATGGCGCAAACACAGCTACAAACTCTTGTGGAGATACGCTGGCAAGTTCCATGTAAACCTTCACCAGTTCAGGAGAGGCAGCTTTGCTTTTAAATACTTCAGCAGCTTTCTCACCAAACTTTTCCTTCATTAGCTTGTCTGCTTGAAGGAGGTTTTGTTCACGGGTTCGTGCAGTTTCTCTACCAGAGAGCGTTTGTTCTACAAGGGCAGCAACATCATCCTTAGTTAGTTGGCTGGTGTTGGCCGGGGTGTCTGCCGGCTTTTCTTCCTTTTTGTTCATTCGCTCCAGAACGTCGTCAATGGTACGTGATGCAGCTTCCTTCTCGCGCAGCTTTCGGTTTTCCTCTTTTAGCTGTTCAATGAAGGTGTCCGCATTCACGTAGGCTTTCGCCAACTCTTCAACGCTCTTGTACTTTTGCTTCTCGCCAACTAGGGCGGTTAGCAGACCCTGATCCTCTGTCTTGGCCGGGCTAGTAGCAGTGTTCTTGTCGGAACTACCACTACCAAAAATAGTGTCAACTGTCATGACTTTCCTTACTAGGGTTTAGCAGATTCAGGCAGCATGTCTAATACCTGTTTCCACGCTTGGTTTAGGCCCGCTTGATAGGCCAGCTTTGCATAATGATTAGGACAATCAAAATCATCCTTTTTCACATCTTCGTTTTGGGCAATGAACGACTCCAGTGTTTTGTACAGCGCTTCAAACACATATCCACTGTTGTCCCACGCCTTCTTAAACTCTTCCGGCGTACTGTCAGACGGCCGGTTGTTCAGTAGGAGCTTGTTCATCAATATTCATTTCAGTTTGTAAATCTTCCGCAGCAGTGTTCATTAGGCGCTGCGTCTCTTGTTGCTCAAACACCATTGCATTATCTTGCACGATGCGGTAGCGAGCCCAACCCAAATTCTCTTCCAGTGCTTTAGCAATAGCTTTACCGCTAATGTGCGCTGCCACTGTGGGCACAGCTTGTACGGCTGCAATGGTTTGACTCAATTCCTGTACAAACTTAGCTTGTTCAGCAAAATGGCGAGCGCCAACGGGGTAGAGCTTGCCTACCGCCATTAAATCTTCCTTCGTAATTTCAACATACATTTCTGCACCTGTCTCATCATCTTCATAGCGAATCCTCTCCACCGCTTGGAAGTTACGAACAGATTCAGCAAGCATGCCATTAAGAACAGGCTCAAGGATGTTTCTTTCTAGCCAACTTACTTTAGATTGGAAGATGCGGCCCGCTGCATTTTCCAGCGTTTGTACTTCGTATTTAGTCTTTTCGCCAGGAGTACGAATACCCATAGCTTGCTTGGGTGCTCCAGCCAATTCCTCCATGCGGTTCATTAGCTCCGCAATTTGCATGTCGGCGTTCAGTGCAGTGGCATCAGGACGCAGAAACTCAATGTCTCCCTCATCACCGCAAAAGGCAGTAGCTCCAGGCTCGTACTCAAACTCCTCCACCGTGTTACCCATTACCTTAATAACAGGATAGGCAATGAGGTCAAACACGTCAGCCTTAAGGTTTTCTAGGTGGTCAATGCGATATTGCATGCCAACCAATTGCTCTAGGGGCCCTTGTGCCCACAAATTATCATTACGAAGACGCCAGCCACAATGAAAAATGGGCTTACCACCAATCCAATTGTCATTCTCTTTACGACGAAGAATGAATTTGCGGTCAATGACGGTGATGAGTTGGTTACGCAGCACCTTCTTAGATTCAGAGTCGTAAATGTCGCCCCAATATTCCAGAAGCTCCACCATGTCGCTTTCAACATACTCGTCAAAGCTGCCAAAACCATCAATGGCTAAATTCACTTCCTTCTTAAACTCAGGGTCTTCCCTATATTGACCACGAAACTCCAGGGCTTTCGCCACTACTGCTTTGTCATACCCAAGTGCAGGCTTGGTTTCCAAGTCTGTCATTAGATCGCCCAAACTTTGAAGCATGCGGCGGACTAGTGGCGTACTCTCGAAGCTATCAGCCACTGGGTTAAACACTACGTCGTTGGGGTTGAGCCGATAGGCTTTAGGGCCTACATAGCGCACGTTAGAGCCCACTACATCACGCACGTAGTCGTAGGTAGCAAACACATTGCCAAAATCAATATAGTCGTAAATAAGTTGACTAACTAGAAGCTGAAAGTTAGACGCCTTCATCTTCTGTTTCATGTACGAAGTAATTGCGCGCCGCTTTTTAGCCAACTCTTCAGTTTTGTCTTCACTCTGCCAAAAAAACCAATCATCAGACGGAAACAACGCTGCCATGTAGTTAGCATGCAGGTTGTCTCGAATCTGTGTTAGCTTGGGCGTCACCGTAGAGTTCTTCCAGGGCAGCTTACTATTAGTAGTGGTTTTGGTGGACGTAGCAAACAAATATTGGCGCATTTCTTGCATTGAGTTGCGCCACTCAACTTTAGCTTGATTCCACTTAATCCACTTGTCCACAATAGTGTAGACAAGCGCATCTTCACTTACAGCCGATTGAATGTTGTTGTTCATCGGTAGGCTACTCCACCAAACTTACTGTTAAAACTCACAACATTGTCCTTTCGACCCCAACGAGTATTTCCAATTGTTGGCTTTGCAATTTCTACTGCGGCAGCAATGCAATCTTTAACGTCATCGTGTTCAGGGTTGTTCATTAGCAACTCCTCTTCCAACACTTGACAGTTGCCACCTTGGTAGTGGTAGATTTGGTTGTTTTGATAGCGAGGTTCCAAAATGGATGCAATGCGTTCCGCCTTATTCATTGTCTTAGGAGGAAAATACTCATCCACTGTAAACACAATGGACTGCCCTCGCATGTAGTCTTTAAACTGCTGTACGATGAGACGCTGTGCTGCTACAGCTTCACACCGCATTTTCTTAAACCGCCACTTACGAAATACAGCTTCTGCTCTATCGTACATTACAGAAATCTTGTTAGTCTTGAACCTATCAATGTCTAGAATGTAGTAGTTACTATCTTCGTCTACTCCAACTACACCAATAACCGTATAGTCACTAGTATTAGTAACGGAGTAAGCAAAGTCCATTGCTGCATACACAGATAGGAGTCTATCGCCCACATACCACGCACCGCTGATGTTTTCCACCTTACTGCGGTCATAGTAGTTAAACTTACTCTTATCAATAAGAGCTGTTTCTACAGCATTGGGGTTGTTGTAATATTGTGCGTAAAACTGTGTAACGTCTAGGTACTTAGCCTTCTTGCGGGCAAGTTCTTTTTCGTCAAAGCCAAATGTTTTACCATCGCTGCGGCGCTGCTTAGGCCACAGAAACTCACCAGTAGTTTCAACTACCTTTTCAAATACCTCGTACACAGCGTGTTCTACGTCGTCATCCGTTTCTTTGTCGTAGTAGATTTCCACCATTTCCATCATGTCGCGGTAGAGGTCCGCAGGATGGTAGCGAGTTCCTACACACCACTCTTTAGCGCCTGTACTTTCAATGGATGATAGTTGTGAGTAGAAAGCCCGCACACTCTCACGGCCAATTTCAGAATAGGCGTTGTCAGGCACTACTACGTCGTCTAGTACCGCAACAGTGCAGTGTAGGCCAGTTACGTTAGCTGTAATGCCCGCTGCTTTAATGGTGGCGTCCCGAATACCTTCGGCACGGCGTTTTGGGTGGTCAATGGAAATTTCGTCGTTGGTCCACTTTTCGCGTTTGTTTTCGTTAACATTCACCATGTCAGGCCACAAGTACATATAAATGTCACTTGTGAAAATATCTTTTACTGCCTTAAGCTGCTTTTCAGCCAGAAGGGCAGTGGCACTTACGTACAACACCGTAGCATCTGGATTTTTAGTAATGTGGTGTGCAACTCGGTAGGCAATCATTGCACTTTTTTGGTGGTCACGAGGAAGAAGAACAAGTTGGTTGTCCTTAGCATCTGGACGTTGCCACCAACGACACAACTCGCTATGCACAGCACCAAGCACACGATGGGGTGCAACAACCTTGATGAATGTCTCTAGGTCTGCTTCACACGCCTCTCGTAGTGCTTGTCTATCTGCTGCACTGAGCTTTGCCATTAACCACTGCCCTTCATACGGTTGCTACTAGTTTTACTTACACTGCGGTTAGTAGACCTACTTTGTACACGAAGATTAGACCTACTGTTTGAACCGCCACGCTTTAGCGGTTTTTTATGGTCTACATCTTTGCCGTCATGCGGCCTTACTTTACCTTCTGCTTCTAGTTTCCTACGAGCACGCTTGCGCTCTGCATTGTTTTCCATTTGCTCAGGGCGGCTGTGGTATTTAGCACGTTCTTTCTTATAGTCCCGCACAGATTTTCCATTAACCATCTTAGTATACGGCATGTTGTTCCTTAAAACAATACTAGTAATTCACCATTAGCACGTAAGGCTACACGCGGCGCTATGCGTCTACCTAAAGTATCTGGAATAAAGTCAACCCCTTCAAACGTACCTTCAACAAGAAAACTATCTAACACTAAGTTACCACCTAAACCAAAACCAATGGTGAGTGTAACTGTGGCTGTACCATATAAGACGCCATTTTTGTAGCCAGCATACGTAAATGTATGTACACCGTCAGGTCCACTATATTCAAAACTACTGTCTTCGTAAACAAACAACGTGCCTAAAGTTGGTGTCGTTAAAAGGACGACACGAAATTCATCCGCAGCTTCTCCCGGCAATGTAATGTCTTCATATTGAAGAGCCGGACCGGCAACGCCAAAGTCTGGAATTTCATCACCACGAACACCAAGTCCACCAAGCCCGTAGTGGTAACCATCTGGCGTTTTAGTTCCACCATAACAATAACTCATTACAGTCATGCTGCAACTACCCGTTGGGCTCCTGCCACCGTGCCGTCTGCATTGTATGTCACCATGATGTAGGAAACACCACTAATCAATGAAGCATTTTCAACAGTGAGTACTGCATCTCCTGCGGTTGTTTGGTTTGTCAGCGTTAAAGCTGTAGTGCGATCAAGTCGTAAAAACACCACGTTAGGTACTGTAGTGCCTGGAAGTAGCGTGCCAGTCCAGTTCTTAAACGGTGGTGTGTCTACACGTCCTGGCAGCAGGCCCAGCGTGCCTGATAGGACGAAGTTGTCGAGGGTAAGTGTGCCGAGCAGGCTTGAGGCCGGGGCACTGGCGATGGTGCCGGTGAAGGGAAAGTCGTCTAGGGTGAAGGAGCCGGTCGGTCCCCCGCCCGGCACAAACTCCATCGACACATGCGCGATGAACGTGCTGTTGCTGCCTGACGAGTGGTTGCCCAGGTCGAGCACCATCTGCGTGCCGGTGAAAGTCAACTGCGCCGCCGCGTTGTTGCTCGCCCAGTTGGCTGCCGACGTGCGCAGCACCCCGGTTGCATCAAGCCATTCGGCCGTGCCCGTGCCTGCGTTGATCGTTGCTAGAGCCGCCCCGCCGTCACCGTCTCGAATGACGCAGCGATGCGTCTGCGCGTTGTCGTTGTCGCCAAGGGCCAGCCGCACGTCGTAGGTGCCGGCGCCCTCTGGGAGGTCGAAGTAAAACTTGAACAGTCCCGCCGAGTTGCTTTTCTGCGTGCCACCAGCTAGGCGCCTGTCGATGCTGTTGCTGCGGTCGCGGCTGTTGGCGTTGATGTCAACATCAAAGCCGAAAGTTTTGCCGCTGCGCGTCGTCGGGTACGCCTCCGAGAGCGAGTAGGTTTCGCCTGTGCCGTCGGTGACGTAGCCGCTGGAAGCGCGAAAGTTGATGCCGTGGTAAGCCATGCTCAGAGCCTCGGGTCAGTCCAGCCAGCGGGGATGTAGGCCCAAATCTGGCCCGGGTTGTCTTGAGTCGGGAACAGGCCCACGCGCATGTCGTCAGCCCAGCGAAAGCGGCCAGCGATGGGGTTGAACGTCTCGCCAGAGACCGGCGTCACGGGCGGCACGCTGCCGCCGACGGGAATGTCACGTCGCACGACCGACCACCCTGCATCCGGCGTCACCCCGCCCGAAGGCGCGGGCTTGAAGATTTGCCACATGCTTGCCGGCGAGAGGCCGGGCGTTCCAACGGAGCCACGACAGAAACCGACATAGCACCCATCGACGGAATCCCACAGCAGTCCCGGCTCGCCCTTGCTTTCAGACTTGAGCGCAGCATCTCCGGTCGGCGTCGTCGGACGCCGCCAGCTCTTGGTGGTGCGCTTGAGGTCAATCT